ATACGACTCAAGATCAAAAGCACTATCAAGCACCTTCTCATAATCATCTTCATCAAGGCCTTCGATTTCCTTCGGAAGAGCGAACTTAGAAGAAACGTACGTAGGATAATCACCTTGCTTCTCTACCTTAATGCGGAAGTTACATCCCTTAGGAGATAGATCGAAAATACGAGGACCGAAATCAGCTGACTCCTCACCGGTAATAGCATCCATAATAATCTTATGAAGCTGCTTACCATATCGAAGAATCTTAATTGTGCCGTTATTTTCTGGGTTAACAGGATCGTTAACAACGTAAACGTTGACAAGCCAATTCTCACGGCGAATAAGAGCTGATGCTTTTGCCTTCTCTTCCTCAGTACCATTGCGACGAACGCGGTAGCTTTCTTCAGCAATAGGATCGCGCTGATTCCAAGTAGCGGGGCTTACAACAGTAGTAAGCTGTCCGTTTGCAAGACTATTCCAGGTATAAGAGTAGTAATGGAAAAAGGTATTGTCGGGGTTCTTCTTATAAGGAAGAAGACGGACGGTGTAAGTGTTGCCAGCAGAAGTGCGAAGATAGTCCTTAAATTTTGAAGACTGCGTCTCGTTCTGTTTGGTAAGAGCGGATTTGATACTTTCGAACATATTAGATGTGAATGCGGTTGTCATAATTAGTTATTAGTGATAATATATTTTGCTAGGTTAATTGCAAGTGTTTTGTTGTAATAGGGTTTGTATTTTTTGTAGACCTTGTATTACTAGTACTGATGCTTTTTTAGAGGCAAAGAGTTTTGTTCTAAAAGTATCAAGCTGGTTGTATAGGTCTTCATCTAGTATAAAGCGGGTAGTATCGGAGTCAAGCTGAAAATGCTCTCGGTTAAACGACTTAAAGCCGAGAAGGGTATATATGTTGATATTATGCTCTTTTAAGTGTATTACAAAGGAAGGTGCTACAGCTTCCTTATGACTTAGATAACCGTCGAGAGTCAAATTATTTTCACGGCAAAACGTTAATATAAACTGCAGAGAGTTTTTTATATTTTGTAATTGCTCATCACTATCTGGATCTAAAAAGAGCAGTTTCTTTTGATATAGAGCATATGACTTTGTTGCTTTAAGCGTGTTGTAGTAGCTTAATTCAAAGTGTTCTTCATCGTCATAAACTTTAAACGGCGCAATAATAAACTCTTCAATTTTTATGTGCTTAAACCGGCTAAAGAAGAGAGCTAGCTTTTTTAATTGAACAATTTTACTCTCATCAAGCGAGGAAAAATCCTTGCGGTACTTAAATGGTTGATTGCGCTGCTGACGAGATATTCTTAAATGAATGTTGTATATATTCTTCTCAAATTCTGTCAATTCTAGAGATTCCGGCATTTCTAGATTGTAATCTTCTTTTTCGAATTATTCAAGAACTTCATTACATATTTGCTCTTATACAAGCTAGGATCATATTTTAAAAATGTCTGGACAACTGCAAAATCACTCGGAATATCACAGTAAATCTTAAAAAATGAGCGCAATTCCTTATTTTGAAGGAGAAGAAGAAAAATGTTTGCTATGTTTAATTTCTTGGCGCTCGTAAGAGTTGCAAAGGAACAGAACGAAAGAAACAAATGCGTCAATTCATACTCTTGCAGTGTAGTATCGCGTTCATCCATGTTCATCGGTCAATAAGACTAATTATTGACCGATCCTTAGAAGTCAATGGTTTACTGTGATAGCGTAGAGAGTAAATCGGCTGAAGATGAGCTAGCAGCGGTATCATTAATATGCTCGTCCTCTGTAATAGTTAGCGTAGAATAGTCGATTCTCATTAAACAGTTACCAAATGCAGCACCAAAACGATTCTTCATTGTCCCCATGCGTATAATGCCAAGCTCCCTATCGGTATCCTCTTGCCAAATGCTCATAATAACGTCTGCAGTCTGTGCAAGACCAATGGATTCTGAGATTGTTTGCATGCCTGGCTCAGATATTGAGTACCCTGATCTATTAAGCTGAGTTGCAGTTATAACAGGGCAATGAAACTCATAACTCAAGGCTCGTAATTGTTCTGTCGCATATTTAACTCGCTCATAACTATTCGTTCCAATCGGTGAATTTAGCAAATTTACGTAGTCTACTACAATTGCGTCAAACTTATAACCTAAATTCGTAAGCTTCTTAATATAAGCTTTTAAATGAAGCGGGGTAATAGTAGACGGTGGAAATTCCTTAATCAAAATACACGCGTCAGGTGTTGCAGAATGGTGTTCCTCCAGCTGATTTTTAAGAGTTTGTACTTCTGTCTTTAGTCTGCTTAGCGGTATCTTCGTAATGTTAGAACTGAGGCGTTGTGCGTAAATTAGCTCAGGCATCTCAAGCGAAACAAGTAACACACTCTTACCTTGATTTGCAATATTTGTTGCAATATTTCCTAAAAATATACTTTTTCCGATGTTTGTCTCACCGGTAAAAATATACATCGCTCTACCCGATTCAAGGAAGCCTCCGCCGATCTTCTCATCAAGCCAGCTCCAACCAGATGATATGTGCTTGTGTTCGGCGTTAATACTCTCAACGAGGGAATCCACACTTTTGAACAAATCCAAGCCAGTTTCTGTTGTTAATGTAATATTACATGCTGACTCGAATTTTTCTAATACAGCAGTTGTGTTAACACTATTCTTGTTAATGTCATCGACGACTTCCATCATCGTATGGAAGACTGCTTTTTCCTTCAAAAAGGTCTCGGTATTAGCAAAAAGTTCTTCTTTATTAAATTTCTTATCAAGATCTGTAAATGTGCCAACAACACTCTTAAAAGATGTTTTTAGCTCATTCGTCGTAAGATAGGACTTTACCTCCGTCAGTGTTGGAATAGTGCCACGTGACTCAAAAAACTCCTTAATAATCTGAAAAATAACCTTTATATCCTTATTTTTAAAGTAAACAGGTTTTATGTAGTCTACAACCGATGACAGGTACGCTTCATCAGTTATAGCCTTATAAGCTATAATATTTTCAAAAAAATCAAGATCTAGTTTAGACATTATCTACTTGAGTATAGTATCAAAAAACCTGCTATCAATACGAATTATACTCATTTAAAAAAATACTTTGACTCTCCAAGAATGATGTGTCGTCAAACGATTTTAACCCAGGAGACATATGATTAATGTAAATCGGTGCAACACCAAGCTTTAATTTGAGCTTGTTTGCATCTAGGCAACTTGCAATATCATAATGATGAAACTTGTAATTTTCATTAAATTTCCAATTCGTTTTGCGTACGCTTTCCATCTTTACAGAAAGAAAAACACCATCGAGGATTGCAACGCGAGCAGGTGTATAGCCAAAATTTGTAATAGCAGTTAGTTCTTCGTTTAAGTAGTGGCCTGCAGCACCTCTTAGGTTTGGACCAAAGCCACCACACATTAAGTGCCAGAGTGCTGGAGCTTTGATTACCGGATTTACACCACCCGCTACACCCACAATATCATATGTTTGATGTGCTTCGATAAGTTTTGAAATAAACATTCCGTCGTCAATGAAAACATCATCATGCACAAAAATCATTAAATCTGAGCTGGTATCTTCGGCAATCGCCTTGTTATAGCATGTAGATAGTCCTTCCTTGTTGGAAGTAAAGACACGCACGTAGTCAGGTGACACATTAACGTATTTTTTAATTCTATCAAGACTCTTTACGAGCAAGGTTTTTGAGGAATCTGTCTCCTTAGAGCAAGAAATTACTGCAGTTTTCATAAAGTAAAGAATGGCGAATTAACGGCAAAGTAACCAACTGCTGTCAGTCCTTCTGTTGTCATGAGGTATAGAGTCCCTTCTTCAAGTGATTGATATTTTTTATACGGAAGAGAAGAAAAATCATTAGTAAGGAAGTCTGCATGAAGTGTACTACCGGATCTTGCAAGATATATATGTCCTGTTGGTTTATGAAATATCCAGAGACCAAATGTGCCTTTTAACTTTGATAATGCACCAGTTATAGCTTCAATTTCATCATTGCCTTCATTTGAGAGTTGAGTTATTAAGGCTGGTATCAATGAGCTATCAACCTCATTATATGAAATCGGATCGATTATTATCTTCTTAATTGCATCGTAGTTTGTTAATACACCGTTATGTGCTACCAGCCAATCACCCCATGAAAAAGGATGTGATGTAGCGGCATTAAACTCTCGCACACTACTTGTCGGTGCCTGTGTATGTCCGAGAAATACTTTAAAATCCTCAATACCAATCTCATAATCTTCATTACTAAAGACATCTGTCTTACTCAATTCAACTTCACCAGAAGATCGAATTATTACAAGATTTTTTGTTATCTTTGGATCACATACATAAAGTGAACCGTAGGCAAAATTACCTCGCTGTTTACACTCATCATATAGTTTTTTGTAAGTTCCGAATGAATAAGATCCAAATATTGCACACATTTTAGTTATAACTCTCCTCCGATATATTATACTAAGAGAATAAATAATTCAAGCATATGAATCGTGATATCCA